TCCCCGAGGAAAGGCAACATCTTCAAATTGTAAATTCTTAAATTCATTACGAAAATCTTCAACGAAATCTATCAGAGACTTCTCATCCTTTTCCATAATTAGTTTAATAGCTTCTTTCATCTTTGATCGACAAATTGCAGGTACAGATGAACGTTGAGTCTCAAGACCTTGTATCTTCAATTGTGGTTCTGAAAACCTAACACTCTCCATTGAATGAACATGAAGAGCATATCGTTTCTTTGCTGTCCACATACCTTTGTCAGCAATTGCCTCACGCTTCATTACCATTTTTTGTTCGTAGGCATTGACCATCTTAGCAAGGTTTGTAAAAGTTTTATCAATAAACGGTTCAAATCCCTCTCTAGCCGCCACATCAAGCCAGGACACAATATCCCCCTGTGTAACTTCTCTATCTTTAAATACTTTATTAACCAACCGGTCAAGAGTAATGTACATCGAGTCGGTATCGCAAGCAATAACGTAGTCAATGTTGTCCGTCTCAAGCATTTTGTTAAGATATTCATTTATATGCTTCTCCATCCATTTTATTGAAAGCTGACCAGATAGAGTAATCGATTCAGCATACTTAATATCAAACCATCTAAAATATTCGTTTCCGAGTGCACCATAAACAGAATTGAGTTGAATCTTTCTAGCCATCTGCATATTATCTAGTTTAGCAATTTCAGATGATCTATCTTCTTTTGAATCTTCAGCTTCTTGTTTTATCTTCAACATTTTATCTTTAATGATAGATCTGTCATTATACAACTTGTACATCATTTCAGGCAAGAAACCTTTAAAGTCTCTCGTGTACATTGCACCAGATCCACATATAGTAACATTATGATCTTTCATATATTTCTTAACTTCGGGAGTATCATATGCTCCTTTAATGATACTATTTACAGACACATACTTGACTAAATGACCAGGCACTTGACCTTGATATGTGTCCGGACCAATATTATATTGCATGATCAAGTGTGGGTACAGACTATTCAAGTCGAAAGATACAACCCACTTATGCATTCCAACTTGAGGATCTTTTACGTAAGCACCTTCAACAAGACGTTCTTTAGGTTTCTTTACAAAAGGATCAATTGCGATCTTCTTACTATAGAGATGGTTATGAATAATCATATCCCACATTCTAACAGATGTAAGAGTGTCAGAGAAGTTAACTTTACCATCATAGGCTAGTGCATACACAAGATCAAGTAAGCCAAGATGTTTGTCTAGTTCATCAACAAGCTCAACGTCTCTAATATTATACTCAATAAACTTTTGATAGTCATTTTTATACAATGACATTAGACCATCATGTTCACTGTAGTCTAGTTTCTTCTCACCGAGATGTACAAATGATATATTGTCCAGTGAGTAGCTCTCCTGTTGGACATATGTAAACTTTCTATACAATGCAAGATAGTCAAGAACATTAATACCAATAATCTCAGGCCGTTCAATTGGTTTGTTATTTTGATCTCTACCAACTTTCTTAATACCAATACAATCAAACGGACTTAGTTTTGTACAATATTCAAAACCAAGAGTATTCTTTATTCTATACAAAAGATATGGAATATCAAAATATTCTACGTTCCAACCAGTAATGATGTCTGGATCATAGTTTCTAAAAATCTGAATAAACTTTTGAAGCAGATCATTTTCATCTTCACACAAGACATACTTTATGTCTTCACGATCAGTAGTAAACTGATCACAACCAAACACAATAATTAAATCATTGACCTTCATTGTTATTGCTGTAACTGGTTTAGATGCATCCTCAATTACAGGAAAGCCTTCATCAGCAGCTACCTCGATATCGATATTAGCAATAACAAGTTTTGTCACGTCATAATTAACTTCACCAGGATAATGGTCATTCAGAAAAACATAGTTCCAGTTCTCTGATCCATACCATGTTCTGAATCTCATAATATCTTTGTCGCTTCTTCGTTGACTTTTATAATCTCTTATTGATTTAAAATCAACACGCCACAAAGGCTTTCCGTCGTATGATGAAAACGATCTTTCAGCTTCAATAAATCCATTTACATGAAGCAGATCCTTTTCCTCAAGAAACATATACGGTTTAATTTTCTCCTTTACGTGATGTTTTTTACCATCTTCGTAATACGTATAATAAATTAAATCGGTTCGTGCCTTATGCGAATAGATTTCAGCAGCCCTCGGATCACTGTCTCGAGACATTCCGTGGAACGTAAATGCACCAGTATAAAATTTAGTCATTTGCTTTTTATAGCACCATCGTTAAAGGCTTTGAGATAATTATCAACAGATATGTTCGTTGACATTGCAGTAACATCATTGAAAGTATCATTATAGTTTAAGAATGATAACATATAATACTTTGCATATCCGTAATCAGTCAACGGTCTACCTGCATGCAGGTAACACCAATACGGGGGAAAAACGAGTACCGAGCCTTTCTTAGGTTTGATAGAATCGCCAAACGTAGGAAATACAGTTTCACCACCACCAAAATCATCATTTAAATAAATTAAAATTGCTAAAAATCTTTTACCTTTTGCCCAAGAGCTTACATCAACATGTTCAGTGAACTGTTGTGCTGTTGATGAACCATCTTCTCTTAACACACGTTTCATTCTCAGTGCTTCAACAGAATATGATTTAGGAAACTGAGCGGCGTGTAAATTATAATCTTCTTTGTATCTATCGTGCAGCAATGGTATTTTTTCAAACAAAATTTGTTTGTTAGTTTCATTGAACACCTCGTGCTGCATTGGGTCTAGCCGTTGGCAGTTGCATGCACCACAGTATGTGGTACCATCAGGTCTTGTTGCAGCTTTACAGATTTTATATTTTTCAATTTTTTCAGCTTCATCAACTAAAAGTCTTTCAAACTCATTGACGTAGAAATCACAGAGATCTGCATCAAGAAAGTTATCATAAACTCTGCAGTAGTAATTTAAGTCTAAGTTGCTCATTAGCCTATTCTATTTGATTTCTCTCATCCGGTCAACAAGTCTTTCTGCTCTAGCACCAACTTGATTATACCAACGACTGTCTACCATCTCATCAGCAGCACGATTCCAGTCACGTGCATCAACACCAGCTTTCATACCACGAAAATTTGATAACCTAGGATATCCGAGATTAAACATCATGTTTGCAATTATTTGTTGAGCTTCTTCTGGCAGACTGTCAAAGTCTGAGTAAAGTTTGTTGCAGTCTGACAGGACTGTTTGGATATCCGACTCGAAGGCTTCAATGCATCTGTCAGCATCAACGGCGGTCCCCACTGCAAGTCCGTTCTCTGGGTCAGATTCCGTAACAAGATGACCAATACCAAAAGTAGGATAACCAAGATGGTCGAGATAAATTTCATGAACTACACCCTCGTCAATTTCTAACTGCTCTCGTAGTTTATCTAAATCCATTAAATTCTCCTTTAAAGAAGGGGGCCAATGGCCCCCTTCAAATCTATTCTGTTAAAAGAACTGGTTGTTGAATTAATTCAGAACCAATTTCAAGTTTTCTAGGTTTTTTTTCGTCAGGAACAATTCTCTCCATTTGTAAAGATAGAATTCCATTTACGAAGTTGACCGAATGGACTTCAACAAATTCCGCCAAGGTGAAAGATTTGTGGAACCTACGTCCACCAATTCCTTTGTGGATGTAGTTTCTTTTACCATCTTCCTCAAGTTTTTCTCCTTTGATATGAAGTACACTTTCTTTGACTTCAACATCTAACTCCTCTTTATTAAAACCAGCTAATGCTAACTCAACAACGAAACAATCATCACCCGTACGAATAATGTTATATGGTGGATATGACTCAGTTGCATTGGAAGTACTATTAAGTCTTTCCAATGTATTAAAGATTCTATCAAACCCAATTGATGTACGAAAAAATGGATCGTTAGGTAATAGTGATTGTGTAACCATAGCTGTTACTCCTTTCGTTAAGCAAGTAAATATAAGTCACCCAACTGGCGTGACTGTAATAATATAGGATATTAACGTCACAATGTCAACGTTTTTTTCCTATGTTATATTTAGGTATTAGGTCCCATTGATCCTTATCCTTAAAGGCAATAATTTTTGTTGTATTTAAAGGCGCAATTGGATCAGAAGTTCTCTCTGGATCTTTAATTTTTACAAGACCCCACTCTTCTAAAAGATTTGCAATTGTATTACGTCTTGCTTGGTCTTCAACATCAAAGTTAGTAGGCTTTCCGTCGAGTGCAAAAAGCTCTTTAAAATGAACAATGTAATATTTTTGCTGTTTGTGTAGGATGTGGCAACTTTGATATAGAGCTCTGTTTTTACGAGAAGCCACACCTATTCTGGTTAAAGTCTCTTTCACTTTCAAAAAATCTTCATCACTAGATAGAGTCACTTCAACCATTGTTTCAATTGAAACTTGACTCATTTTCTTTACCTCTGACTAATTCATTTCTTATATTATTAATTTGATCAGAGGATAATAAATTATAGACCTGCCGTGC